AGTCGTCGAAACTCTCGAAAGAATTCCTGATTATTGCGGCCATTCAGGCGAACGCGATCACTCAAGGCCTACAAAAGGCAACCGGCGCGCAGGACAAGTTCAACACCAAGACGAAAGACGGCGCCCTCCAGATGGGCCGCATGGCCAAGTTTTCTAAGGAAGTCCATAAAGACATCTCGAAGATGAGTGGCGTGCTCCTGAAACTGGGGGCTATTGGCGGTTCGTTGCTGTCATTCCCGGCCGCCGTCTTTGCGTCGACCAATGCGCTCGCGGGGCAGAATCTTCAGGCTCGTGGACTAGGCCTTCGCATCGGCCAGACCCAGGCGTTTGGCGCGAATTTTGAAAAGTTTGGTCTCGGCTCGTCCGACCTCGGAAATGTTTCGAATGCCCAAGGCGACGTCAGCAAATGGCGCGCTTTCATGGCCGCCGGTCTGACGCCAGATCAGATCCAGAACGAGGACGCGGAGAAACTGACGTATGACTTCGCCCGGGCGGCCAGTGGTAAGTTCCGCGAATGGCAGAAGTCCGGCATGCCAGCTGCCTCCATGGCACAAGCATACGGTTTCACGGACCTACTTTCGCTTCAGCAACTTCGTACCGGCGCCAGTTATAGCGACTCGGACTGGATGAAGGCTCAGCAGAAGGAAATCGCTGATGCGAAGCGCAACGAGGTCGATCAAGGCACAGCCGATCAGGCGTCCGACGTAAAGGCCGCGCTGAAGTCGGACTGGGCGCAGGTCATGAACGAGTTCAACGGGCAGTTGGCTCAAATGGCGCCTGAGTTGAAGACGATGGGTGACGCAGCGGCGGCAGCCGCCGTCAATCTCCTGAAAGTCGCCGGGCCGGAGGCGAAGGCCGTCATCGACGCGTTGCAGGGCCCTCCAGTGTCACGCACTGACGCTGCTAAGGGCGGGGTTGTTGGCGGGCTGGCGACGGCAGGTTATTGGTTGCGCGACAAGATTCCCGGGCTGCGAAACGTTTTCTCGGATTCGGGCTCGGACTCTTTCGGGACGTTAGGCGCACCGACGATGGCCGGCATCATCGATGCTCAGTACACGGTTGAGTCTGCGCGCGGCAAGAAGTTGCTGTCGCCCAAAGGCGCAATGGGCCCGATGCAGTTCATGCCCGACACGTGGAAGCAATGGGGCCATGGCGACGTCAACAACCTCAAAGATTCCCAGGACGCAGCGCAACGATATGACGCATTCCTTCTGAAACGCTACGGCGGAGACGTGAGGAAAGCCCTCGCTGCCTACAACTGGGGCATGGGCAACTTGGACAAGGACGTCGCGAAGAACGGGGAAAACTGGGAATCGCATGCGCCGCGAGAGACTCGCGACTATATCGCCAAAATCACGCAACTGATGCTTCGACAAGGCCAGAACGTCAACATCAACATCACCAACTCGACGCCCGCCCGTGTCGCGACTTCAATGAACGCAGCGCAGCACTGATATGGCAATCTCCGACGCATTCCGGTCCACCTACGACCTCGCTTTCCAGCGCAGCCCCATCATTCTGGTTGGGGGGATCGCGTCGAACACTCTAGGCGGCATGCTCCCGATCATTGCGTTGGGCGGCCAGGCGCTTGGCGCGCTGCAGGGCGCATTGACGAGTGGTAGCCTCTCCACCGACGACTTCTTCGCAACCTATGTGCCGATTCCTGGCTCGACGCTGATCAGTCAGCAGATTGCGACATATCCATTTGCCAATCAGGCGGTGGCGGCGAATTCAACTATCCAGCAGCCGTTGACGATCTCGCTCCGAATGATCGCGCCGGTGAAGGACACTGCGGGATATCTGACGAAACTTGCGATATGGACATCGCTGCAGAGTTCGCTGGTTGCACATAACGCAGCCGGCGGCCGGTATCACGTCGCAACGCCATGGCGTATCTACACCGATTGTCTGTTGCAAAGCATTTCGGACACGACAGGTGGGGACGGAAAGCAGCAGCAGATCATGGCTCAGTGGGATTTCGTGCAACCGCTCGTCACCCAGATGCGGGCCGATAGCGCATACAACTCGTTGATGAGCAAGCTGTCGTCGGGAGCGCAGGTAACGCCCTCGGCCACGGCTGGCACATCCATCTGGTCTAGCGCGGCGACTGCTGTAGGCACTGCGGCGCAAAACGCAGTGTCCAACGTCACAAGTCTGACTGGCGTGGTCAATCAATACCTCTCGGCGCCGCTATGAGCACTACGCTGATCGCATTTTCGCCGAATAACTCGGCATCGCCGCCCTTCTCAACCACGGTCACGCTCGACAACGTCAGTTACCAACTCATCGTTACCTGGAACATTGCGGGGCAGCGTTGGTTTGCATCATTGCAGGATCAATCCGGCACTGCGATATGGTCCGGGGCGCTGGTAGGCTCTCCACTCGGCTACGACATCCTGCTGGCGCCGGGCATCTTCACGTCAAGCACGCTGCTGTACCGGGCGGACACCGGGAACTTCGAGGTTAGTTCGTGAGCCGATACTACTCCCTGACGATTACGCCGGCAGGCAGCACGACGCCGTTCAGGACGTACACCTCGCATCCGAAAAATATTTACGATCCCGCAGCGCTGAACATAGAGTACGACGCGCTGATAGGCCCGTATGGCACGCCGAGCGGCGCGTCAACTGTTACGGTGTACGGCATCCCGCTTCAGGATCTGACGCAGGCACAGCAGTTCGCGGGCATGACGCTCGAGCTTAAGGCGGGCATGCGAACTGGGCTGCCGCTGGTTAATCCCGCCCAGTCGGGCACGATTCTCAAAGGCCCCATTTTCCAGTCGTTCGGCAACTGGGAGGGCGTAGACCAAACGCTCGACTTCGTTGTAATCCCGGGCGTCTACACAGTGGACAATCCAGGCAACATCCTGCTCGACTGGAGCGCTGGTATGTCTCTCGCGGACGCGCTGAAGCAGACGTTTTCCGTAGCGTACCCGGGCTTTCAGGTGTCGATGAACATCGGCGGTGATTTCGTGCAAAGCCACGACGAGCCGCATATTTGCGGGACGTTGGATCAACTGGCGCAGGTCGTCGGCGATATCACCGAGGGAGTGTTCGATAATCGCGTGACGATCGGAATTCAGGCGGGCGAGATTGTTATTTACGACAGCACTTATAAGCCCGGCCCAATCCAGTTGAATTTCAATGACTTCGTGGGCCAGCCGACGTGGATTGGTGTGAACACGATCCAGACGAAAATGGTCGCGCGCGCCGACTTGCAGATGGGCGCCATCGTCAAGATGCCGGAAGGTCTTCAAAACGCGCCCGGGTACATCAAGACGACTGCAGCGGCCTATCCCTCAAGCATCAAGTATCAAACGACGTTCCAGAACAATTTCATCATCAACGAATTGCGCCAGATCGGTAACTTCCGGTCAGCGGACGCGGCACAATGGTCAACGATAGCGAACTGCATCGTCCTTCCGAGCTAAGCGATGTCAGAGAACTACGCCAAACTGTGGGTTCAGCGGAGCGCCAACCAGACCGCGATTAACCGCGCCCAACAGGCGATTGAGAATCTTGGCCGGGCATTGCCTTGCCGTGTCGTCAAGGTTAGCGGAGCGATAGTCACCGTAGCATTTGAGGTCAACTCCGCTCCATATACGCTGCCCAACATCACCATCCCTAAGGCGGAAAGTCCGTGGATCAGGATGCCGACGCAGGTGGGCGACAAGGGCGTCACGATGCCTGCGGATGCTTATCTCGGCGGAGTATCCGGGCTGGGCGGTGGCGTCGCAACGCTGACGAGGCCCGGCAATCTGAGTGCTCTCGTTTTTGTGCCGATCAGCAATTCCGGCTCTGGGCCAGATGATCCCAACGCCGCGCAGATCGAAGGCCCGAACGGAGCAATCGTCCGTACTTCTGATGGAGTATCTTCGGCAGTTGTCAGCGAAACGGGCGTCACCCTGACATTTGGAACCACGTCACTGGTCGTCAATGCGGCTGGAATTACGATGACCTTCGGTACGCAGACCATCGTTCTTAACGGGTCTGGCCTGCAGATCAACGGCGAGAGCTACGAGAACCACACACATGGCTATTTCCCGGGAACTGGAGCCAAGGTTCAAACGGACCCGCCGATCAACTAGCGGCGCGTGTATGAACCCTTCAGTCCGTCGTACCGGTCCTGCCACATGCTGAACTTGTGCATGTAATCGACGGTGCCGTTGCTCCAATGTACTGTGATGTAGCAGTCGATTCGATACAGACCGGGGTAGTACTCGTACGCCGGCGTTCCGACTGCCGTCTCAATAGACTGGATTCGGGCAGCATTCGGTCCGAGGTCCAGAAGATAAGGGATGTTCGCCATCTCCATGTCGTGTGCGAGCGGAGCCTGGCAGTTTTGCGGGATGCCAGACAGGTCGGCCGCATTGGCATGCACTGCAGACATTGCAAGCAGAATCACGAGTTTGCGCATTATTCGCTTTCCTTTTTAAGTACCCCGAAGTCGTCGGGATTGAACCTCGGACATACGTCGCAGTGTCGCGCTACGCCTTCCGCCTGAATTTGATTCGATACAGATGCGGGATGTCCGCGCTGAGGCCGGAACCACTGCAGCATATGTCGACAAGGGAATACGAAAGCCCCCTTTTCTGAGGCCGCTTCGTAGTGCCTGAAGTTCGGCGCGATATGGTCGAATGTCCGATAAGGTGCCAACGGATTGAATGGGTCGTCCACCATCCGGAAGCAGTGCGCCCTGTGGTCTCGAGCAGCGCACGAATCGGCGAAGCATTTCAGTACCGCCTCGATCTGGAACGCGGGCTCCATTTCGCCAATGACCATGCGCCCCTGCGCATAGAAATGCGTGCCCCGCCAGCCTCGAACGTAGTGAATCAGGTCCATCGCCTGAGTGGCGCCATCAAACGTCTTAGCGAATCCCGCGACATGAATCTTGAGAGTCTCCAGGTCTCGCTCTGCGAATAGCGTCGCGCGCCTGGCCACTTCCAACGCCCACGGAAATGCCTCCGATCGACTTCGCAGGAACAGAACGAGCACCAGATAGTCGCGCGACTTCCTCAGCAGATTGTCGTGCGCAAAGAAACTTGGTGAGTAGGTATCTGGCATAGATAAATTGAAATGGTCAAGTAAATGCGCACATATGGGCGAATCC